GTCCCGCCTGCGTCCAGCCAACATGGGTCTGCATTGTAGGGAGTTTCAGGACTACGGGTGAAACCCCGGCCGGGTGAGGCCCTGGAAGCAGGGTGAAGCTCCAGAAGCAAGGTGAAGCTCCAGAAGCAAGGTGAAGCTCTAGAAGCAAGGTGAAGCTCCAGAAGCAAGGTGAAGCTCTGGTATAGCGGACCTTAAACCCAACAGAGTCCGCTATACCGGACATTTTTGGTTAGATCTCCTATTTAGCGCGCTATATGCTGTGGGGAGGATATAGCGGGTGAAATTGGAAGGTCACCTTCCAATATTCAAGGAGAGCGCGCTATATGCTATGGGGAGCATATAGGAAGCCGATCTAGCGGAGTTAAGGTGAAACCCCGGCCGGGCGAAGCGTATAGGAAGCCGATTTAGCGGAGTTAGGGTGAAACCCCGGCCGGGCGAAGCTCCGAGCCAGGGCAAGCTCGGCCTCGCCAACGAGCTTCGGCCGTGTGGTGCTTCACAGGGCCTCAAAACGCCTTGACAATTTGCGTAAGTGCCTATCACCACGAGGGTTCTGACTCTATTGAATATATCAGTTATTGTGCGCTAATTGCCTCACTGGTTTGTCTTAAGCGCCTACTAATGATGAGGTTACAGAAGTCAGCTTAGATGCACGCCAGCAGCCCTGAGATTGGGCAGCCGTGTGCAACTCCGCCGCTGCGCAAGGCCACAATTGCACGAGCAAAAGCGTTGTAAGTAGCGTAACGATAAGCATATAGGTGTCTTGGCAACTCGACTTTCCCAAATCTGGTTCCATACCGGGGTGTCAAAGGCGGCGGGGTGTCACGCGCGCACAGAAGGCCTCGCAGAAGGCCCCCAGGGTCGATTTTACGGGCTTACCTCCCCCACCCCCTACCCCCAGGTCGATTTTTTTAAGCTTGTCAGGAAAAGGCCATTTTTGGCGCGGGGCGGAGGCCGGGGTGCAGAAAGCTTGGACTGGCAGCGGCAGCGCGGAGGCCGGGGTGCAGAAAGCTTGGACTGGCAGCGGCAGCGCGGAGGCCGGGGTCAGAAAGCCAGGCCGGGCAGCGGCAGCGCGGAGGCTGGGCAGCAAACAAAAGACGTATACATATATGGTGGAAACCCCCTAGAACATCTATATATATCTTATACTAATAAAATACATATAACCTACATAAGGCCTACACCCCTACACCCTCCCCCCTACCCGTATGTAGGTTATACCCCTGTTACAGTCACGGGCTTCCTGGGCCGCCTGGGGAGTTATTTCTAAAATCTATTTGACAGCCCCAGCGGTCTGTGCCATGCTTCTGGAATATGGAAACTATTGCTGCTGCCCACAGGCCGCCGCTCTCCCGAGCGCGGGTGAAACTCTTGCACGATAACATTCTACATGTTATTGTGCCCGCCGCTCTCCCGAGCGCGGGTGAAACTCCGAAGCCCTTAACCAAGCCTCGTGGCCCTGCCCCCTGGCTTTTCAAAATCACGCATCCTCGAATGAGGACGCGGATTCTCCCCGGCTGGAAACTCCCATCCTATCTCACAACCTATTTAGCCCAGAGATTTTCTGTCGAGCTCCACAGGAAGCAGAAGGCCGCCCCCGACCATCCTGATACCTGGGTGATCTTAGCTCCCCCGGCGACGATTCAACTTCTGCCGCCTGGAGCCGAGCCCGTCCAGGACCCTCAGTTTACGCATGACGAGCGCACCGAGCATATTTGCTTGATAAACGCCCTGCGCAAGCCGCATCACTTCCACCACTTCCGCCCCTTTTGACAGTCCCGGCGCTCCGCCCGGCCTCCCAATGTTTCATTTCACTTTCTGCAATGTTCCATGCGCCATACTGTCGCTGTTTCACTGGAACGCTGTATTTTAGCGCCGGGTGAAACCCCGGTGGCGCAGTGAAACTTCACCGCACGTCAAGAAAGACACCATCCGAAGCTCCGCCCTCGGGGCTTCGCCTGGCGTTAATTAACTGGAGCTAAAAGAAAAATTTGACAACCCTCCCGAGTTATGCTAGAGTTTGAAACATATGGACGCTGAATTTAGAACTGACCATCTCGACAAACTTGCCGCCAGCATTAACGCGCTCCCGCAGGCCGACGCTAAGAAACTTGCCGAACGGTTGTCCTCAACCCGCACCGAGACTCATCACGCTTTCTGGACGTGGCTGCGCCGGATGCAGAACATCGAGGCCGCCGCCCGACTCCGCGCTGGCCTGCCCGCCACAAAAGCCCGTCAGGGCGCGCCGCCGATTCCCTACCAGGTTGCCTGGTGGAAGAACCAAGCCTACACCGCGCCGGTCTTCTGCCTCGGCCAGCGGGCTCTGGCTAAAGAGATTGGCGCAGTCCGAGCTTCCTTCGTCGCCCAAATGCTTAAGGCCAAAGCCATCCAATTTCCAGACCATCTAAATCTTTGGACTTGGGGAGAGCATGAAACTTGCCTGGTTCAACGTCTTCCTGTCGGCACCACTCCTCAAAGCGCATGAAAAACCAGCTTGTCAGGCTCGTCTTCGACGAAAACAATCTTCTCTGCGGCACCGAGTTTGTCGCCGCCTCGGATGAGGACACCGAAATGGATATGGCCTGCGCCCGCGCGGCCAGCTTCTTCGCCAACCTGCGGGAGCCGGGCGCTTTGCCAGAGTCCGCCGCGCCCTCTCTGCCGCCGGCCCGCGGCCGCAGCCGCAAGGTTCGCGTTCTCTCCGTAGACACCGGCGACCCGGATTTCCCCGTCGTCATCGGCGGGCAGCAGGTCTTTCAGGCCGGCGCGGTTTTTAACTCCGCTTCATCGGCGTCTATAAACCTCTGCCGCGCGGCCAACCACATTGCGCTTCTGATGAAAGAGGTAAAGCGCCTCCCCCTCGCGGCGCGTCAAGTTACGTCTCGGGGCGTCTCTTTCATGTATCAGGACGAGTTTCTCCAATATCAATTGTCCTTGACAACCGAATAACGCGCTCCGAATTTGACAAAGCTACGAAGGTATGCTAGAGTAGAAGTAATGTTCTGGCACGTTCTAATCTTCCTCGCCGGCTATGTGCTGGGCATCGGGACTTGCATCTTCTGCTTGTCCCTGTGCCTGGCCGCCGGCTTCGAGCGCGCGGACCAAAAAGGCCAATGACTATGGCAACCGACATCACCCACGAGGCCGGGAAAGGCCCGCGCAAGCACAGGAACGTCTCGACTTCCGCTTATCGCGAGGGCTGGGATCAGATCTTCGGGGTCAAGGTTCCGCCTCCGGCCTCTGACGGCTGGCTCACAACTTGCACTTGTTCTCACGGTGGGGAGTGGTGTCAAGCGCTCCCCGAAGCCGGAGATTATATTTGTTCGCGTCTGGCAGGTCACGAGGGGGAGCACGTCGCGTGTTCACCTGGTTTGATGATGCACCGCCTGCGAGTATGGGGCTGAAGCGCAGGAACGTCTCGACCCAGGCCTACCGCGACGGCTGGGCTCGAATCTTCGGACACCGGGCCGCGCAGCTTTCCCTTCGGCTGGAGCCGGCAGCGCCGGATGTCATAGCTCGCGACTACTGGGAGAGCCTGGGCGGGAAAGTGTTTTGGACAGAAAAAATGATTTTAGGGATAGGGCTCCTGAATTCCGCGCAAACGGAACGACGAGCCCGACAAGCGACAGGGCCGTTCCCTTTGCGGGGAGGAAAACAGCATCCGCCGAAGAAGCGGAGGAGCATGATCGGCCCTAGTGCATGAGTTCTAACATGTGGCTCATTGATGTATAACTCGTTTCCCTCTCTTTTTAGGTTGCAAACTCGGGGCTTTGGTGGTATTGTGAAGTAGAAGTAAAAACAACGTATGACTATTGCAATTCCTTCCATGTTTGCCGCTGCGGCGATTGTTGTTGCCGGCGGCAGTTTTGGCTCTGCTCTCCTGGGCATCTTTCTCGTGGTGCTGATTGGCCTGGTGGTCTGGGCCTTGGGCCGCTGGATATTCCCGATGTTAGGAATGCCGGCAACGGGCATGAAGATTTGGGATGTGATTTTTGTGCTTTTGGGGGCGCTGGCCTTCATCAACTTTGTCGCCGGCTTGGCGGGTCATCCGCTGGTAAGCTGGTAAGCTCCGATACGACTTATGAAACAGAATACCAATACTGATGGGCGAGAGGGTGAAGTAGGCGCTGGCCAGCCCCAGGCTCCTCGCAGCATCACCATCGAAACCGCTGACCAGGCCAGCAACAATCTGCCCTATAACCCCGGCGGCACGCCCAATGGTTTGGGCTCTCGCTGCCCCCTGGTCGGCGAGCCGGTAACCTGGGGCGGCAGCAAAAAGTAAATGCGCCCTGAGCTTGAAAAAATTTTCCGGTGTCTTGTGACGCTGGAGGAAAAGCTAACCAATAACAAAAGGTCTCTTATGTCCGTTCTCGCAAACCTAACTACTTCCGTTGACAATCTGACTGCCGCCGTTACTGCTGTCGTGGCAGTTTTGCCGCCGGTTGCGCCCAGCACTCCCGACAGCGATGTGCTCGCGCAGGCGGCCCGCATTGATGCGCAGACCGCTGCGTTGAATACCGCTCTCGCCGGCGCTCCTCCGGTGGCCACCAGCGGCTCAAGCGGCCCCGGCGCGTAATCTTCCACGGGTGGGGAATCAGGCCGCCGGCCTGGGGATTTTAGTCCTTCGGGTCGGCGGCCGTTTTCTTGAATGGACAACAATTCAGACCTGACTCTTCCCGCTTCCTGGTATCGGCCTTCACCCGATATGCAGGAGTTTCACAAAAGCCGGGCCACAATTAGGGCGCTTGTCGGCGGACGTGGAACGGGAAAAACTACCGGGATTGCTGTTGAAGCCATAAGTCACTGCTTTTTCAACGCGGGCGCGAAAGCGTATATTCTGCGGAAGACTCAGGACAGCAACCAGGACACTACACTTGAAACTTTTGAGCATCAGGTTTTTCCCAACATGGGAACTGCTTACCAGGACACCGGGGTTTCACTTTTCAAAAAGCTTGACGGGGGTAAGTGCTTTCGGTTCCCGTCACAGATGGCAGTTGAAAAATTCAACGCCTGGAAGACCACCACCCCCCGCGCTACGAAAGCGCAAACTCTAGTCTGGCTTGAGTCCGTGGGAAACCTCTTCTGCTCCTGGGTTTATTTCGCGGGCGTGCCTGAAGAGCGTTATCGAGCCAGCCGCTTCCGTGGTTACGAGTGCTCTCTCTTGATCTTTGTCGAGGCGGACCAGCTTGCGAAGGAAGACCTGGACCTGGGCGTCGCCACGCTGCGGTGGAAAGGGGCGGACCCGGCAACCTGTGACAACAAGGGCTTCATTCGGGATTCTGGTATAATTCTTGACACTAACCCGCCCGGGACGAAGCACTGGATTGCGAAGCTTGAGAAGGAGTCGAAGGACGACCCCTCAGTGCGCTTCTGGCACCTGCGCACGCGCGACAACGCGCACAACCTGCCTGCCGGCTACACTGAGAGCCTGGAGCGCCAATACCGCAGCAACCCGGCCATGTATGACCGGATGGTCCTGGGCAAGTATGCGGACGCCTTTGACGGGACGCCAGTGCTTTACTCTTTCCACCAGAGCCACGCTTACGAGAACTTGCCCTGGCCGTCAGGAGCCTATCTGATTCGTGGCTGGGACTTTGGCTCTACGCACGCGGTTGTCTTCTCCGCGTATTGGGCGGACGATAAAGACGAATACTGGTGGGACCTGCACGAGTATTTCGCGCGCCAGTCAGACGTGGACCGGCAATGCAAAGCGGTCCTGGAAATCACTGAGTCGGTTTTCCCTTTCTGGAACGACCGTTCCATTTGCTCTGGCGTGAAGGATTATTGTGACCCAGCCGGCAACGCCAAGACGGACAAAGGTTCGAGCGTCAAGGTTCTTCACACCTACGACATCCACCCCGGTTTTATCCGCATGGGCCTTCAGGAATCCATTGCCGTTTACAACCGCTTGCTGACGAAGAAGGACCGATTCGACAAGGACATTTACCGGATTGATAAGGGCACCTGCCCCATGCTTTACATTGCGAGCGGGGGCGGCTACCGCTACCCCGTCGAAGGAGAACCCGGTTTCGGTGGCGACGAGCCGTTGAAAGGGCCTGCGGGCGGAGACTACGACCACATTTGCTTTTCCGGCGACACGCTGATTCTCACTGAGTTTGGCGAGAAGCCTATTTCAGAAATCAGAGCGGGCGAGTTTGTTTGGACGCGCGCGGGGCTGCGCCGAGTTTTGCAGTCCTGGAGGACGGCGTCCGACGCCGAAACGCGCGGCTACTCCTTCACTAATGGAAGGAGCTTTCGGGCTACAAAAAATCACCCAGTTTGGACTTGCGTTGGAGAGTGGAAGGAGGTATGTTGTTTAGATGAGAATGATTCTGTTCTATGCGTGTCGAGCGAGTTTGCGCCGCGTGTGGAGCGAAGTATCTTCAGAACTGCTACGCCCGGGTTAGGTCTAGGGGTTGTCCGGTATGCCGGCCCTACAAGCCCCGCCAGACGCGAGCCGGTGTATAACCTGACTGTAGAAGGCGAGCACGAGTATTTTGCCAGCGGCATTTTGGTGAGCAATTGTGACGCCAGCCGTTACGCAAAATTCAATTGCTTGCGCTTATTAAGAGAGGAAGTCGAGCAGTCCAAGAACACCATCGGCGCGCTGGAGCGGAAGGAAACCCCCAACATCTCGAAGCGGTATTACTAATCTTGACTTCCCCGCCAAAATCAGCTACCTTGAAGAGATTATGGCACCACTAAACGACTCTGACATCTCGGGCGCTCCTGCGGAGTCGCCGGACACCAGCATTCCAAGCGCTCCTGCGGAGTTGCCGGTCGTCAACCCGACGCTCACCTTGAACGACGAGCAGGCCGCTGACTTTCTGGCCGCTAATCCCTGCAAGGTTGGCGACACGGTGACCGCCACGCTTCAGCTTAAGCTCACGGGGCAGAACGACGACAAGCTCGGCAAGAGCGCGACGTTTGAGGTTCTGTCGGTGGGCGGCCCTGAAGGTGACGAGGGACCAGAGGGTGACGAGGGCGAGAACACCGGCGGCGAAAACACTGCCGACGAAGGCGAGGGTGCGACTGCTGACGACGAGCTCGCGCGCGAAGCGGCTGCCGAGGCCCCCGTTGAAAGCCCCGACGAGGAAGAGAAGACCCTCGGTTACAAGCGCCCCAAAGTCAAGAAAGAGGAGCCCCCCATTAAGCCGAAAGACCTGGAGGACTAAACGCTATGTTACATTACGCCGGCCCAGCCATTGGCCCTAACGGCCCAGTATCCGCTTCACTGCCGCCAACCATGCCGGGAACTATGCCGAGTGCTATTCCCAACGCGCCGTCGGCGGGCGGGCCGCCTCCGGGCGCTATGCCACACGCCGGGCCGTCTCTGTCTGCGCTGGCGGCCATCATGCAGCGCCCGACTGGCGGGCCGAACGCTGCGCAGGGACCGCCGCCTCCTCCGCAGTATGTCACCACGACCCAAGAGGACGGCAGCATACTTCTTAGGATTAAGAATCCTGATGGGTCGGTTGGTCCTGTGGTTAGGGTTTTGCCACCTGCCACGGCTATAGGTGACCACCCCAGCAATCCGAAATCTCGGGCTCCGAAGTAAACTTGTCCGCAGAACTACGGATACTGAATTTGTTGACGAGCGAAGACAAGAGGGCGATATTGTAAGCGCATGAACGTGAACGTTGAGCAGAAAGACGAGACGGCTAAAACCTTCAGCCCCTTTGGGCTAAAGGCAACATCTCGAAGGGAGCAAAATGGACCGCATAGTCGCACGCCGGCTGGAGGAAGATAAGGATTATCGAGCCCGCTTGGTAAAGCTGGCAAAAGACTACTTAAGACAAGGTCGCGACGCGCTGGCCTATTGGTCAAGCGACTTCGACACGGCCTATGACACCCTTTCTTGCTACGCTCCGCTGACCAAAAAGGACATGGAATCTATAGAGCGCGGGCACCCCAAGCGCTTCGTGTTGCCGATGACCGCAACACAGATTACTACAATGTCAACCTACATTGCTCAGACGTTGTTTGGGCAAGAGACCCCCTGGAAAGTGGAAGGCCGAAGACCAGAGGATGAAGTCCCTGCGGAGCTTATCAACCAGCTTCTGCGGTGGAATGCGGAGCAGCAGCCGACTTACCTTCTGGGGTATCTCTGGTGTCAAGACTGCATCGCCGTCAACCGGGGTGTCTTCTATAATTCCTGGGCTCCCATATTTCGCCCAGAGATGGTTGAGGTTCCGGTGGCGGACCCCAACGACCTGGACGAGAACGGCGTGCCCAAAACTTACATGCGCCCGACCCGACGCAATAAAGTTATCGGGAGCTTCAACAAGCTGGAGATAGTTTCCCCATACGATTTTCTTTGTGACCCGGCCCTCCCTCTTCTGCGCATTAATGAAATGCGGTTTTGCGGCCACCGGACGGTCATGCCTATAACTGAGTTGCGCCGCCGCTCTAAACTTCCGATTGAACACCCTGCGTATGTTCTGCCGAGCGCAATCGAAGACCTTGTCGCGAAGAGCAAGAAGGGTATTGCTCAGGCCGATGCTGCCGTGCCCTCTCTGCCCGGCGTCCTCCCCAACCCCGCAGAGATACGTTTGAGCCGCACGGCCTACGAGCGCACGCGCGCCCTACAGCCGACCGGCAACACTCAGGCCGATAAAAACGACACCTCGAACACCGAGGTTTTCGAGCTTTGGGTTCGCCTCGTCCCCTCGGAGAACAAGATTTATGAAGACGAGCCCACCCCAACCAAAGTGGACCAGGTCGCCTCCGCCGTCGGTCCCGTTGGCTCCGCCGAGATGGGTGCCACAACTCCCGCCGCCCCCAACCCTCAAGGCGCGCAGCTTAACCTCGCGGGCGTGGACCTGGCCGGCGCTGTGTCGCCTCAGGAGACAGACACATCCGACGAGCCAGTTATCTTTCAGATTCTAATTGCCGGCGGCGACGTGCTTCTGTCTATGACCGAGTCCACGTATGCCCACGGCCTATTCCCCTACTCTGTCGGCGAGGGCCGGCCCAACGCGCATTTCCAATTCTCGCCGGGCTGGATTCAAATCTTGAAGGGTCTCCAGGACTACATCGACTGGCTGAAGAACCGGCATCAGGAAGCCTTATCTCGCACATTAGGTAATATTTTCGTCTATGATCCCTCTCGCGTGGATGTCGCGGATTTTATGAACCCCGACAAAGAGGGGCTCCTCATCGCCATGAAGCCCGAAGCTTTTGGCACGAGGATTTCTGATGTCATTCAGCAGATTCCCATTAAGGACTTGACGGAGAACTTTCTGGAGGAAGCAATGGAGTTCGTCAAGTTCTCTGAATCCGTCACCGCCGCCAGTTCCGGGATGCAGGGTGTCGTTCCCAACGGCGCAGACCCGAGCGCGACCCAGTTCGCCGGGACTCAGCAAATGGGCGCTGGGCGCATGGCTTCAATCGCGCGCCTTCTGTCTTCGCAGGCTCTCGTTCCTCAAACACGCCAGTTTGTGAGCAATTTCCAGCAGTTCCTCGACCAGTCGCAAATCGTCCGCTTCAAACCGACCGACCCGACCAACATCCCGCCCGAGCTGGCAGACGCCGCCGCCGTAAATGTGTCAAAAGACACCATTCAGGGCGAGTATGAGTATATCTCGCATGATGGCACGCTGCCTGGCTCCGATGGCCGTAAGGTCGCCGGCATTGCCAAACTCCTGGAGTCCGCCCCTGCCTTCCCGCAGTTCTTCACTGAAGCCCCCGGCAACATTAACGTGCGCAAGCTTCTGCTCGTGGGGGCTAAAGCGCTTGGTCTGCAAGTTGAAAACTTTATCTATGACTCTTCGACTCCGCTTCCCGGCGGCCCTCCTGGCGCTCCTCCTGGCGGCCCTCCTGGCGCTCCGATGCCGCCGGCTGCTTTACCCCCTGTCAACCTTCCGCCCGGCGTAGGAGGCCCTCCAGGCCCCAGCCCAGCGACGCCTGCGTTGCCTGACCTGGCCGTCCCGTCTCTGACTCCCGTGCAGAATCCGCAGCCCAGACCCGGCAACATCTAGTTCTACTATGCGCTCCAGCACTGTTACGCCCGCCCCACAGCCCCCCGTGAATCGGTATATTCATTTAGGGCTTACTCCCGCGCAGCAGAGCATTATTCTGGGTGGCCCGAGTAGTTCCTCAAGAGCCGGCACATCTGGACAGCCGTCGTCTTATTCTTCCGGCCCTTCCCTTCCCGAGCCGCCGACTGTGTTCCCTGTTACAGTCTCCCTTGCTCGCAGTACGACAGGGCAAAGTTATGGCACTTCTTATATCATCACGCCGGGCGACTCAACGCACAGTCTAACTTTGTCAAGCGATGCCGTTGTTAGCTCTTCCGCAGACGTGGGTGTTGATTGGGGATGGCAGCTCTATAACGACGAAACTGGGGACCTTGTTTGGTATGGTGGCGGCAATGGCGTGTCTGGAGGACCTGAAGGCGCTTGTGGTGCCCCCTTCCCGGTGCATGCTGATGGGGTTGTTGTTCCGTTAAACCCCACTAGATGGAGACTGGTTCCCAGGCTCCGCATAACAGGCGCGAATTCAAATAGCTGTCCTTCTTCGGCCACGCTTACGGCGGACTACAGTTAGGCTGGCGATTTACCATGCGCCGCGCAAAACCAATCAGCGTTAGAGTCAAGGCCCCCACGCGCGGCTTAGTCACTCGTCT